ACAGGATCATGAAAATGAATAGCAGCAGCTGTAAGATTATCTACATATTGTTTTGTTGCAGCTTCAAGATTAGCAGAAGGATTTCCGGGTAGTGTAATTGCACCTGTCATTGTACCACCTGCAAGTGGTAGATGATTACCAATAGATGTTGCTAATGTACTAGAAACAGTAGCAATAGCAGAATTAACCGAAGTAATCGCTGCTGCATTAACAGATGTTAAAGCACTAACTGCTGCTATATTTGTATTACTATTATCAATTGATGTAGCCATTGTTGCAGATAATGAAGTAATCCTACTGCTAACAGAAGTAATTGCTGAAGAATTTACAGATGTTAATGCACTGACTGCAGCAATATTAGTATTACTATTGTTAATACTTGTTGCCATAGTTGCAGAAAGACTTGCAACTGTAGCAGACATAGCGACATTATCTCCACCAATAATAAATGAAGTAGCTGATACTGTATCAAAAGATTGATTACTTGCAATAACAAGTGTACCAGAACCTGTAATACCTGTAGTAGTTACACCATTTTCTGTAAGATAAATACCTGTACCAGTATTAAGTGCAGTCATTGTACCTGCACCTGCAAGTCCTGTAATATTAGAACCATCACCATAAAGGAATGTTGCACTTACAACACTAGTAGTAACATTTTTTGAAATAACAGGACCTGCTGCTGTAAATGTTCCTGTAATATTTAAATCATTTGAAATAGAAGTAGCACCATCAACATGTATTGTTCCTGCTACACTAACATTGCCTGATATATTAGAATTTCCTGCTACATTTAATGCACCACTAACAGACACATTATTTTCTACATAAAGAGAAGAACCTGATAGTGTACCACCTACAAAAGCAGCAGCACTAATAGTTGTTGTAGCTGTTACATCTGTAATACGTCCTTGTGCATCAACAGTAAAACTAGATCCACCTGTATAAGTTCCTGCAGATACAGAAGTATCTTCTAAAGTAAATGTAGGATTACCTGCTGTACCATCTGCATTAGTAACACTAATACCTGTAGATCCTGTAAGTGTTCTTCCTACTACAGTACCTGCATTACCTACTGCAACACCAGTAATATTAGAAATATCTGTTATTGCATTAATTTGTTCAGCAGTTTTTGTAATGGCTGTGCCGTTTAATTGTAAAGTACCATTAATATTTACTGCAGCATTAGAAATTTGTAAGGCAGAATTAGTTCCATCACCATCTTGAATAGTTCTTACAGTGCCATCAATTCCTGCATTAGCTACACTTGTTTGTATTTGAAGCAAATCCTTATAAGTACTTGCAATTGTTTTACCAGTTAAACTTGCCATTACACTAAATTCCAATATCCAGTTTCATTTTGCCATTCTGTGGTTGCGTTTTCCCACGTAATATTTCTATCAGTATTATTTTCTGGACGAGCATCTTTAATAAAGTATCGCTCATCTATGCGTGGTGATCTATTCTGTGGATGATTTTTTAAATCAAACTGACCATCAAAGTCAGTAGGACAAATCATCATACCATAACTATTCTTTTTTAATTGGTTAAGTTTGTATCTAAAACCACATGTATCACAAATACCAAAAACATTCTTTCTTCCTGCCATTATACCATAATCCTTGGTTTAAGCAAAAGGTTTGTTCGTTCTCTGTCTTGTTCCATTGCACGAATCATACGCTCTTCATACTCTGTTTTTAACATAGTAATACGTGACATATCTACACCAGGTCTTTTTATTGCCATATTATATGCAAGACCTGCTGTAAGGCATGGAAGAAATTTACGTGATACATCTGCGGTTTCTATAGCAGATTTATTTACATCCTGAAGATATGTAAATGTTTCTGTTTTAATTGTATCAGTTGAGTTTTCTGGTATAGGCCAAAGATGCATAGTAGCAAAGTCACGACCATTACGAATAGCGTATTGTGTAGTACGACCTGTCTGACCCTTATTAGGGATCTTCATATACTCTTCCATTGAAATACGTTGAAGTTGAATATCCTGTCCATCTCGATTATGAACAGCTTCAAGAACATCTACTGTTGCGCTAGAAAATGCATAAGCAGTAACACTAGTTGTTAAAGATACAGTAGATGTACCTATTGACCATAACATTACGCCACGGTTTTGCCAATCCTGTAATAGCAAATTGATAGAGCGTCTTGCAGACTTAGGCTCATTACCTAATGTCTGCTCTCCACCAATCATTTCACTTGCTTCTTGAATAACTTCGTCAATGTCCATTGAGAAGTTATATGTACCTGACGATGCCATTAGTATAACCTATTCTTTCTCTGAACTGATTGGGCTGTACGCTTTACGCCATTCTTTTTGCCAGTAGTCTTCTTTAACCTTTTTTTCATAGGTGTTTTTGTTACTTGTTGGCTTATGTTTGAACGACTTATAGACATTTTTAATAAAGACAGTTATGACCAACCATGCCACCTTTTTTATATTTCTTCATCATACCGCCAGCCTTACGCTTATAGGTATATTTCTTAGGTCCTGCAGTATTTGGTCCTGACATGCCAGAAGTTTTATCATTACCGTATGGATCTTTTTTTCGTGCTTTAGATGCTTTCTTACCAGCCATTCCTGCTTTATTCATCATGATTATTTTCTCCCATATTTTTTATGTGTTTGAGTTTTTGGTGGACTTTTCTTACTACCGCTTGGACCAGCCCATAACTTTTTATCAGCCCAATAAGCAGCAGACATTTTACCTTTAGCAATGTTTTTAGCGTGACGTGCTTTAAACGATTTACGAGCAGCAGGAGAGTAGTTGTGACCCATAGACGAATCACCATAATGAATAAGTTTAATCTTGTCTCCTTCTTTAGCCAAGACCATACCCTTTTTACCTGCCCTATCAGATTTTCTAGGCTTATTAAAGCCAGCAAATTTTTTACCACGATATTCAATTCCCCCTGATGGTGATCTTTTAACGCCTGGATACTTACTCATTTTACTTTCCTATATGTTCTAACTTTTTTTGCAACAGTCTTAGGCTGCTTAACGAATTGTTTTCCCTGCTTAGATCCTTTTCTTTTAGCTGCTGAAGTCTGCGCATATTCTTTTGCGGATAATGCTTTGATCGCTTTTTCTGGTAAGTAACGCTCACCTGTTGCTTTTGAACCTTGTGTGGACGGCTTACCACTTTTGGTTCTCCATTTTTGTTTTGTCCAAGCCTTTAAACTCCTTTGAGATTTTTTTAATGCCATATCTAATTCCTTATTATATCATTATATTCTTTCACTTGCAATCCTTCCAAAGTGAAACATAAACCAAATAAAAGCAGCAACAGGATACTGACAAAGAATAATCAATGTACTGAGTAAAAGTATTTCAAATGTATCTAATAAAAAGTATTTCATATTGGTATTATAACATATTACGTGCCTTTAGTCCAATATAAAATAGTACTCCTAAAATACCTACTCCTATAATAATTGCAGCACTAAGAACATTTGTTTCTAATAACTGTTGTTTTTTTCTTTGTGCTTCTTTTTCTGCTTCTATTCTTGCTTTTCGTGCTTCTGCTTGAAATCTTTGCCAATCATTCCATAATCCAGGACGACCAACATATAACATAATCTGTCTTAATTCTTCTTCTTTTTCTTTAATGACTTCTAATGCCATAAACTCTTCAAAATCATTACCTGCATAAAATGGACTATTTTTTTTCTTTATTACTTTTCTTTGTAAATCTTCTTTACCATCTACAAATTTAGCAATCTGACTACCTACACTGGCTATGTCACGACCATTAGATACTGCCTGTTTAATAACTTGGAATGCTGCGTTAGCAGCGGCTAATTCTGCTAACATTTTAATACACCTTTACTACGCCTTCTTTTATATACTTAGGTATGCAATATGCGGTAACACGATCTCTTGCGTCCATCCAATCCAAGTAGCGGTAAGTTCCGTAACGCTTGGTTGTTTGGGCTGCGTAAAAATTGCAGGTGGTAATAGATGCGAAATACATGTCTCCACTAGCGAGATAACGATTCTCTCCAGTACCAATATAGACGACGAGCAAGAAGACGTGAAGCATTCCATTACGCCTTGTAGTCCCCACCAGCTT